TATAATTCAAACACTAAAAGAATCTCTTACAAAAAAATAAGTCAACCCCAGGGGCAAAGGAATTCTTGGTATTGCTACCTACTCCCATTCGGGAACCCAGTCTTATCCTTCACGAGTTAACTTATTTATAGTATAATAGTATACTTAACTCTTGTCAATATATGCATCAAAATCTTAAGAAAAAAAAGCGGGAATTGAACTCCCGCTTTTCTTCCTCTCAAAACACACCAACTCCCTGCACCCCACCCTTATCAGATACATACAACGCGCACTCCAACTTATGCCCGGCTCTTGGCTCGAAGTAATAATCCTTCCCATCAATTACCTGCCAGTCGGTGACTGCATATCCGTCCTTATTGAAATAGTACTTATGGCCGTTGATGATCTGCCAGCAGAATTTATAATAGGAAGTCTTGGAATCAGCATACCACCAGCCATTCTTATCATGGTTCCAGCCTAGAGTATATTCAGCAGGGGCTACAAGGGCCGCCTTAAATGTGTCCCAGGTATACTGGGTTTGATTCCATACATAAGGATTGGGACAAATCTTCCCCGTTACATCATGATGGCGTATCACCCGGTCCGCAGGCACGTTGTACTTTGCCATTAGCTCCTTAGTTAACTCTATGGCCTTCTGCACTGTAGCGTCCTCAAAGTACCAGTCCCGGCTTGTGTCTGCCAGATTTCCGCTGCTATTTCTTACACACATTTCAATTCCCAGGCTATTCGCATTACGACATTCCGGGTGTACGTATGATTTTGCCCCGCAGTGCCATGCAATATCCTTTTCCTCAACGGACTGCCATACTTCCCCGTCAAATCCAACATAATAGTGAGCGCTGGCCCCGATATACTTAGAAGCGTAATATTTACAGTTTGCTTCTGCTCCTCCCAAGGCTCCTACATAGTGAATTACAATGTACTTAACGCGATCTGCAGTGCCGGCAATATAATTATAAGGTGTAAGTAATTTCTTGATCTGCATATTTTCCCTCCAATTGAAAAAGGCCCAGGATCACCCAGGCCTAAAAGTTACAATGTTACAACAAGTTATTCTGTTGCTTCTGCTTTCTTTTTTAACACATCTATGGCTTTAATCAAAACTGCAGGAAGAGGTAGACCCATGAGTCCTGCATTTTCCACGATGGAGATCAGCTCGTTTGCCATGAATCCAATAATCACCATGTCCCGTATGTAATTGGTCCCGATGGCCAAATCCAGCCGGTAGGCAATCAGGACAAACAGAAGGGTCATGCCCT